ATAAATATCTCCTATAATAAAATCTACTACGAGATTAGTTTTATTTAATACAGTATGAGGAAATTCACCATCTTTTAAAATATCTAGAATATGACCACTAATAATTAAAGATTCTTCTTCAGTTTGTATTCTGCCAACAGTATCATATGCTCCAAGATTATGGATAAAATAATTCATATTATCATAGGTATTATATGTTTCAGTTATTAAACCTTTAAAACTAGGAGATAGGTCTTTACCATAATATAACGATAGAAGTAAAGGAGAATCTGTAATAATAACTTCTACTTTACCTTTTACTGTAAATAGTTTATGATTTTGTTTACCAAAGATATAAATCTGATCTTCCAATACTTTAAAACTTTCTTCCCAGACTTTACTTTTAGCATATTCAGTAACAAGTTCACATCGAATACCTTGACGCTTTAATTCATAAAATATTCCTGCTGCCGTGGTTGATTTACCTGCTGATGGACTTCCATAGATATTTACAACAATAGTTCTATGCATAATTATTTCACTCCTTAATTTCAATATTACATCCCTACTAATTTAATTTCTCCGCACCTTTTACATGTACGACTTATTACAAAATTATAGTATTCTTTATATGATTTACAAGGTAATGATTTGCACTCTCTTTTAACTGTATTGTTCTGCCATTTGTGATTAAGTAATTTACATAAGATATTCATTTTTATTACTCCTATAAATTTTCACATTTAAAGGGTAATATTTATTTAATTTCTGGTATTTGCTCTTTTATGTATTTATATATTTGCCATATTTGCAATTTTGGAGTTTTAGTGTGGGTATATAATTTTTTCCAATTTGTATTTTTTATTAAATCTATAATAATGTCCCTATACTCTAGATTTCTTATTTTAATATATAGTTCTTGACAATACGTATTTTCTTTTTTTATAACTTCGCCAATATTACCAAATGAACATATTGCAATATCAAAATCATTTATATTTTTTATTCCATTTCTTTCTCTATCATAATTTTCTATTAAAATATCTTTTAATTTATAATTTGGTCTATTATTTAGTTTATTATTTATCGGTCTCTTATAAATATTTAAACAACAGTGGACTTTTATATTGCTGTATAATTTTTCTCCTAAATCTTCGCTATATATTAAATCGAATTCAAATATTCTATAATTATTATTTAATTGACTAATAGGAAGTATAAAACTTATGTAATCACCCAATATTATTGATTTTTTAAAAAATTGTACTGCTAAATTCATGGTTCTTCCATATGGAGGATTACCTATAATACACCTACCCTTTTTATATTCTAAGTTTAGATCAAGGAAATCTTGCTTAATTATTCTATTATCTTCTGGTTCTATATCATAAGCTAAATAAGGTTTATCTAAATAATCCAGAAACACTCCCGAACCAGCACTTGGTTCAATATATTCAATTATGTTTTCATATCCTATAATTTCTTTTGTTTTATTTAAACAATATTTTGCCAAATTGTCGCTTGTGTAGTATTTATCATTGATTATTTTAATAAAATTCAACTCCTAAAATATTATTTATTAATAGAATCAAATACAAGTTTGAATCTATCTAATAAGATTATATTTCAAATAATACTCCATCAAAAACTGTCCACAACTAGCACCTACATCTAAACCTGGAGGTATATAATATTCATATCCAATATTGTATTTGCCTAATATTTTTTTAAACAAATTTAATTTTTTCTTCGAACTTGCATGAAATTCTATTGTTGGTTTTTCGTTGTAAAATAAGAACTTAACTGGAATTCCTCTATATTTTAAAAATTCTCCCAATCTAATTGCATCTTGTTCTGTATCATTTACTCCATCGATCAAAGTATAGTGAATTTCAACTGAATTATTAGTGATTTTCTTATAATATTCTAATGCTACTAATGATGGTAAAATTGATAAAGAATTAGGCATCCAATCTTTTCTTAATGAATCAACAGTATAATGTAATGATAAATGAATTTTTACTGGTAAGTTTTCTTTGTGTATTTCATTAGTTAAATTAAAGAAGTTTATCCATGCAAATTCAGGTAACGAAGTTGCAATAGCAAATCTAATTAACGGAACTTTTGTGTCTTGATATTCATTTCTTAGTAATAACATACTGTCTTTTACTTTCTTATAATTTAGTAGTGGTTCGCCACATCCCATATAAGATATTAGCAATGTTTTAGGAATTAATGATAAGTTTAGATCATTATAGACATTATCTACTACTTCTTTAATTTCTTGTGAAGTGATATTTCTATTAATTAATTTATCAGTAACATCAGTGATATGACAGAATTTGCATTTCATTTTACAAGAAGTTTGAGAAGGAACACAGATAATATCTTTGCCATCATTTTTATTTATGTATGATATTTCTATGATTAGATTGTCTTGTGTCATAAATATATATTTAATTATATTAGATGTTTTAGAATAAATTTTTTCTAATAATTTCAAGTATTATATCACTCCTTTGTGTTTAAATTTATTTCTATCCTAGTATCGCTTATCAATTGTCTATATTTTATCCCTGCCATATTAAGAATAAATCTAGAGGCAATAGTTTGTTCACTATCTTTATATTTATCACTTAGATATACAATTTCTGATATTCCTGATTGAATTATTGATTTGGAACATTCGTTACAAGGAAATAATGTAGCATAGATGGTGCATCCTTGAAGATCATTTTTTCCATACAAGATAGCATTTTGTTCTGCATGAACTACATATAGATATTTACTTTCTAATCCTTCTTTTGGTTCCCAAGGCATTTCTAAATCATTACAATTGTTTGGCATTCCATTATAACCTGTAGATATTATCCTATGATTTTTATCTACTATACAAGCACCAACTTGTGTTCTTGGATCTTTACTTCGTAATGATGATATGTATGCTACAGACATGAAATAATCATCCCAATTTATGATTTGCATTTTGTTGTTGATTCCTTTCTGTAGGAAGGTAGGAGAGATGTATTTCAATCTCTCCATATTAAATTAATTAAATCATTTGTCTTTTAATTTCTGCTTCAATTTGAGGTTCAGGTGCTTGCCATCCTTCTGGTTTAGCAACTTTTCCGTCACTTTCCCTGTAATGTACTGTTCCGTCACTCCATATTTTATTCATATTAGATTGTTGAATAATTTCAAATATAGGTTCAATATCTACGCCCATTTCAACACAACTTCCAAGACAGAAATAGAGTAAGTCTCCCATTGCATCTGCTTGTTCAACTATATCTTTTGCCTCAAGGAATTCTTCAATTTCTTCTCTCATCCAATCTGCTCTAGCATTAGCTCTTTCTGATTTAATCATAGTAGGAGTATTACAAACAGGATGTTTGAATATTTCATGAAATTTTTGCACCATTTTTTGTTGTTTTAACATTTTTTTTATTCCTCCTTAAAATGAGTAGAAAATTCATTAAAATATTTAATTTCTGCTTCAATTCTTGCTTCCTTGGCATCTTCAAAATTATCAAACCTACCTAAATAAATATTCTTTTGATTAACTTTAATAGAAGCCATCCATTTATTTCTACTTTTATCCCAATAAACACCTTTAAACCCAGAAGTATTATGACTGAACATTTCTATATTCATTCCATTTAAGTGATGGTTGCTGAGTCGTAAATTTTCATTAAGATTATTAAGTGTGTTACGATCTCTATGATCTACTTCAGTACCATCTTGAGCGTTTATAATAAATCTATGTAATGAAAATTCTTTATCATTTTCACTTGCATAAACATAACCATTTGGTGATAACCACCATCTATATTTTTTAACTTTTTCTATTTTATCTAAGGAAATTTTTGCATTAGCAATTGGTTCTCCATTTTTGTCATAAAGAATTATTTCTGCATGACTTTCATATAATATAATTTCATTTGGATCTGCTCTAGTTTTTGAAATTTTTCCGTGTTTTTTCATTTGTACAAAATGACGACCACAATATAATTTATCATCCTGAGATAATTTAGAGACTCTATGTGTACTACCACATATATAACATTCTCTCAATATTGATACCTCCTTTCTCTTCTTTATATCATCCACACTTGCTATACCCACAATCTGGATTAGAGCATACACTACATCCCTCTGCTAATTGCATAGGACTATGGCATTCAGGACAATTATTTTCACTAGAAATTTCTTCAATTATACTAATGATTTCTGAAGTAATTTTTGTTTTATTCTTATATTCTTCTTCTAGTGCTTTTGCAATAATATCAGGGCAAGATAAACCATTAATTTTCTTTTCCCCTTTCGTTTTTACCCTTGTGCAAGCTGAACAAGTAATACCCTTTAATTGATCTACAATTTCATCAACTTTAGTTCCTGATCTTAATGCTAAAGAAATAAGTCTATTTAAACCATCAATATTTGACTTACATGTACCATTTTTACTTGTATTTACAAAAGATTCTACAATATTTCCTTCTTTATCTCTATTGATGGTTAAATAGAATGAACCACATGCAGTTGTGTATTTATCAGTTACACCATATGTTTTACCAATAGATGAACGACTTAATGGTTGAATAGAATCAAGATTAATACCGTGACCAACTTCATTACTTCCAATTTGCATTGTCTGATTTTTACGTGAATTATTGCGATAATATGTAACACCTTTAACTCCTAGTTTCCATGCAGTAATCAATAATTCAAACAATTCATCTTTCGTTGCATTTTCAGGAGCATTCACGGTTTTACTTATTGCATTGTCGTAATATTTTTGGAATTGTGCTTGTGTCTTAATATGCCATTCAGGTGAAATATCATTAGCACATCTAAATAAGTCTCTTAATTTTTTTGGTACAGAACTAATTTGTGCTGTTCCTTTTTCATAACATTCTTTCACTATTTCTAGTTCTTTCTTTGCATCTTTTATAATGCTATGTAACATAGTTGCAAATAGTTCACTTGCTTCATATATTTCACCAGTAATAATTCTTCTAAGAATTGCAACACCAAATAATGGTTCCACACCGTAAGCAGTAGTATTCATAATTCCTGCAATTGATCCAGTTGGGGCTTGTGTTGAGATTGTTGCACATCTTGCAGGAGTGTTAGTTAAAGCAAAAATACTTTCATTCCAACTAGGGAAATTACCTTTTTCTAATGCCAGTTCAGTATTATATAGGTTTTCAATCTTTTGCTTAAATCCAAAAACTTTATCAATAAATTTAAGACATTCTTCACTATCATATCTAATACCCATTTTAATTAATAAATTAGCCCATCCTGCCACACCTACACCAATTTTTCTATTTGCTAAAACTTTTTCTTTAAATTCAGGAAGAACATATTCATTAACATCAATAACATCATCTAGAAATCTTATTGCATTTTTTATTACATATTCAAACATAACCCAATCTACATCTTTTGTTTTTTTGTCATATAGATTTTCTAAGTTAATACTTCCCAAGTTGCAAAATTCATATCCTTCAAGGGGTTGTTCTCCACAATTATGGACTATTACATTTTCTACTACTCCCCAATGTGCTAATGGTTCCATAAAATCATAAACTTTTTGTTTCCCTATATTTTGAATAGATACCACTGTTGGGCATTGACCTTCTAATGCTAACAACTTTTTATTTAAAGAATTTTGTGCTTGACATTCATATCCATCATTTAACATAAACACATGGGTTGGAGTACATTTGATTATCTTACCATTGCTCAACTTTAGTTCTACTACTTCTTTTTCTCCATTACACCAAACTTTTTTACTGAATACATTGCCATTTGAATCAATAATGTTAATTTCTTTACCATCTAACTCTTCAAATGTTTGATATCCATCAGAGGTCAATAAATTCATATCACCTGCAAAGCAAGGATTAGTCGTACTCATATAATGCTCATTACTACTATTAAACTTACCATCTTGAAGATTAAAAGGATTATCTCGATTAATAGAATCAGTCCAAAGGCAACCTGGTTCTCCGTTTTCCCATAATCCATCAATAATATCATTGAATAATTCTTTTGCTTTTATAGTTTTATATTTTTTCCCTCCCCAAACTAAATCAATATCTTCATCATTGATAATTTTATTCATTTCTTCATCTGTAATTGTAACAGATATATTCATTGCATTAAGACTACCATCGTCTTTTTTACTATGTATGAAATCACTAAAATCTGGATGCGAGAATCTTAGACTTGCCATATTAGCTGCTCTTCTTGCCTTATCTCCTTGAATAGTTGTATTTGCAACAGTATTAATTAAGTGCATCCAATTAACTACTCCTGCCGAAGTTCCACCTGATGATTTAATGATTTCTCCTTTTGGCCTAATATCAGATAAATCTTGACCCACACCACAACCATATTTTGTGAGCTTTGCATTATGCCACATATGTTTATAGATACCTTCTAAATTATCTGGTATTCTAGGTAATACTGAGCAAGCACTAAGACATTTATTATAACCAGACCCAATAAGAGTAGGTGTATTTGGCATAAATAATTGTTTATCCATTAAATCATAGAATATTTTTTCATATTCTTCTTGTAATTCTGGAGTTTTTTCTGCTTTTGAAATTGTTTTTGCAACACGCATGAACATTTCTTCTGCTGTTTTTTCAATAACCTCACCTGTATTTGTATCTTTAAAGAAATACCTATCTTCTAGTAGTCTTTGTGTATTCTCATTAATTACTGCCAATTATGTATCCTCCAATAAATTTATTTTATAACTAATTTATTACTTAAATAGATTATTTTAATCTATTCTTATTAATCCTCAACAATTTCATATGTCATTTCAAAAATATCTGATTTACAAGGATATCTCTCACCTTTTACCCCAGTGATAATATAATCTCCTTTTGTGATCATATGATTTCCTTCTAGAGTCTTTATGTATGGAATAGCTCTTTCTTCCTTTTGGCATTTATCTCTATACTCTTTCCCATTTCCACAATTGAATTTACATTCTGACTCTTCTCTTTTACCATATGCTAGGCATCTAAACCCATCCTCTAAACCATAACGATAAATTTCTGCATCGATAATTACTGGTTTCTTTTTATACTTCGCCACTATAAAATCACTTCCCTTCATTACAAATCCCAATGCCTATTCTTCTTCAAAATCTCAATAACCTCTCCTGCATATGGCTCATCAATATTTATAACCAAATACTGATTGCTAGGCTTCTTATTAAATTTAACTCTGCTAATTCTAATATTTTTAATAATTCTTGCTAAATCAATACTATCTTGTTCTGATGCATGTTTATATAAGTCATCTTGTTTTATGACTACATATTTGTGAAAGTCTATACCATGTAAAGAAAAATTATTTAAATTATTTATATAGATTATGTATCACCTTCTTTCTTAACTATAAAATGATCTGGTGCTTTCCAATACCATTGATATTGATTAAATTCACCACAAATATTCTTGAATTTCATATAAACTTGCTCTGCATCAGGTGGTGCTAATATTCTCAAACAACTAGAAGATTTTTCACACTCAGTAAATTGACACATTGATATGTTAGCCAAACTTTAATCTTCCATCCTTTCGTTTTTAATTTCTGATTCTTTATCAAATACTTCAATTGTTACCTTTTTATAATAATTCCCTTTGTTAGTGTCTTGATCGACAATAAATGCATAATTAACTTTATCAGTATAGTTTTTCTCATATTCTTCAAAACTACACTGAATCCAATCGCCATCTCTGCCATGTAGAATTTTAATATGTATCACCTCTTTTGATTTAGCAAGAATTTGATTGGTATTATGAATAAGTTGCATGATCAAATTCTTGCTAATAGTTATTATATTTATTTTATGCTTTATGTATGTTAATTATGTCAAAATTAAGAATAATAGAATATAGATATTAACCAATCTTTTTATAATATGTAGTTGTATTGGTTAAATCACTTTTGCTGAACATGAAGTTTGCTTTGTCTTGGGAATTGTATTCTTGAGAAGTGCAAGTAGTCCAAACTCCGTCGATTCGATTGATGATTTTTGTTGGATTCATTTTTGTTTCACCTCCTCTCTATGTTTATATTATAGCATGTGGGGAATTTGATGTCAAGGAATTTTATTTATTGGTTTAAACAATTGTCTGTAACATATCTTTCAAATAAGTTTGTTTCTTCTTAATTTCCCTCGTCTTGATTGCAGTTCTTATTGCTGAATTCTGACCCACTAATACACAATATTTCTTCGCTCTTGTAACACCCGTATACAATAATTCTGTGTTAAGAAGTACGTAAGCAGATGATTCAATACATACTATAGCAGTATGAAAACCAGATCCCATGCTTTTGTGTATTGTTACAGCATAGGCAAGTTCCAATTTCTTAACTCCGGCTCGATCTAAAACTATCTCTCCAATTCCAATAAAATCAACAACACATACTCCATTGTCTATTTCTTTTACTATTCCCATATTTCCATTGAAAATTGGAGTTACTTTACTATCAACATTTATAGATTTGTAATTATTTTTAGTATTAATAACTTTGTCTCCTAATTTAATTTTGTAAGATTTGTCTTTATCAACTTTAACTTCAATAAAAATATCACTATCACTTACGGGATTAATTATTGATTGAATTTTATTATTTAGGCTATATGTTGATAAGTCTCCTCTTGTTCTCATAGGAGACAATACCTGTGTTTCCATAATATCTTGACTTGCTTCGTAGTGTTTTAAGAAATGTTTTATAACTCTATCCGAAGGGGAGTCATCTTCTTTATGGATGTCTAATTCCATATCTTGAAGTTCTCCAAGTATCAAATTACCTTCAAATTTAGGTTTGAGTATTTGTTCTTGTTCAGAAATTTTAATTGAGGTAACAATAATTCCTGACATTTCTGCTTGTCTGTGGATTTTGGTTAAAACTATACTTGGTATTACATTTGAATTTAATATATCTGAAAAAACTTGACAATTCCCTATTGGAGTTAATTGCTTTATATCACCAACTATAATTAATTTTGCTCCATTTGGTATTGCTTTAAGTAAACTTAAAAATATATCACCATTTATCATCGTTGTCTCATCGATTAGCACTACGTCTGTATCCAGTGGATTCTCTTCATTATATGTAAATTCACCATGAGAATACCCTAAAAGTCTATGTATGGTGCTTGCTTTTAAACCTGTTGCTTCTGTAATTCTGACTGATGCTTTTCCTGAGAGGGCTGCTGCCGATATAATATAATCTTTAAAAACTTGAACAATTCCATTTAGAGTAGCAGTCTTACCACAATTACCAGTGATAAAAATACTTCCATTTCTTCTTAAAACCAACATATGAGAAGGAACTGTAAAACAATATTTATATCCATCGATTGTTTTATACCTTTCTATTTTATTTATATTATATTTGTCTTTTGCTTGAATACCAACCGTAATAGCTCTCTGTGATACATGTACATCATAGTCTATAGATTTTCTAGTATATAGTTTTCCACTCGTTAAATAAGATTGCCCTCTTCTGTCTTGAAATCCTAATTTTGCTCTTTTCCCAGTTGCAGAAAAAACGAATTGCACGAAATCGGCAGTAGATTTTACGTTTGCGGAAAAACTTTCTCTATTGTTCCTAATAGAGCCATCCCAATTTAAAACTTCAGACGCAATTATTTTCAATTGTTCATAAGAGCAATTATACCAATATTCTGCGGTGAATTCTTTTTCTAGTCTGGGGGGATTTACATAGAAATCTGAAAACCCCTCTGCTACCGAATCTGCTTCTCTCCATTTCAAATTATTGAGTTTAAATAATTCTATTAATCTTTTCTTTTTCCTATCTTTTCTAACATGAAAGCGACAAGTGAAATTTGAATTCCCTATCATTAATGATCCGTCTGCTATTACAGCAACCATCAATCTAATTTGGTCATCAGTTAAATCAATCCCCTTTCCATCATATTTGAATGTTGTAATAAATCTACCAGAAAAACCATGTTGATTTCCATAGTGCATTTCTATCAAATCACTACATTTCTTTATATTTAAATTATTTTTGGAACTTAAATATACTATATTATGATTATCACAAACACATTGATCAACGCTCCCAGTTTCATTTTTAATATGATTTAAGTATTCTTCTTTTTCTTTTATGTATCTTTCTGGCAATACTAACTCTGCTGTTCCGTCTCTATTATACTGAAGTACATTTTCACCTTCAATATAATCGGAAATCTTCTTCCATCCAACCCCATTAAAATATTCCGTATCACAATCCACACACCCTGCTGATCCAGTTAATGCAACAATATTCTTATCGATAATTAATTTAACTGCTTCAATTTGTTCGGAAGTGTAAGCAAAACCTTGTTCTTCCTCCACACTTTTAATCGTATCTTCCCAGTCTCCAAGTTCAAATTCTTCACTACGTTCTGCATTAAGTAATCTAATTAATTCATTGTGAATATTCATTTCCAAATCATAATATCTCTTCAATCCAATAAGTTGACCATCGTTAGATACATTAATTTCATTATTATCAATTAATTGTTTAGCCACATCATTTATAATATTTTGTTCAATAAATCCAATTTGATCAAAAACGATATTCATTAACTCACTAAAATGTAAGTAACTCCTCCCCATTTCTCCATTCTCAGATAATGTGTTTATAATACATGCTTTAACCCGTCTTGAGTCGTTTCCTACCATCCCCATTTTCTGTGCAATCTCATCGGCCTTTTTAAAACCTAGTCCACTAACCTCAACTAATCTATATGGATTATTTTTAACAATATCAACCACTGTGTCAGGAGATTTATAAAAATCCAATAACTTATTTATTAGATTAGCACTCAAGTTGGCATTGCTCAATTCTGTATAAATTTGAGAATAGTCTTTACAATCTTCAAATTCTTCAATTATTCTCATCGCGGTAGCATGACCTATTCCATTAATTGACGTAAGTGCAGAAATGTCTTTATCTTCTAATAAGGTAATTACATCATCATATTTTTCAAATAATTTATATACTATATTTGGATTAATTATGCCTTCTAAAAAATCAATTTGTTGTGACTTATTAGTTAAATCTATTTTTTTATTGATAAAAAGTATTTCGTATGTGTCTCCATACTTTTCATGTCTTTCGATTAACCTACAAGCAACCTTATAAGTTACATAACTTTCTAACTTGCATACTTTTCCTTTTAATTTAATTTTGGATTGCCCCCATAGTTTGGGTAAGCCATCACAATTTTCAAGTTTATTTATTATGTTGGCTACAAAGATGGCATGTTCACCAGAAGCAACCTCATATGAATTTTTAGGAAAGAATATCCTATCTAATTCTATTTCACATTTAATTATTTTATTATCTACCATAATTCCTCCTTAGATTATACACTTACTCTTTCTTCTTGAACTATAATTTCTCCATTGTCCATTAATCTTGTAATTTTCATTATTGTATGTTGAAATACTGAGTTCTTATATTTTCTTGGTTTAAATTGATCTCCCAGTCTGAACCCATAGACCATCATTAGTGTTCCTCTCTTGAACCAAGATTCTTCTATTCTCTTCTTCTTGCCATCTTCTTGCACTTTAGATAATGTACGATTGTAGTGATTGAATGAACCATCGTACATCTTGCAAGTTACAACTCCACTTGGAGTCAATAATTCAACGGTATGTTTTGTTTTATCTCTATCTAATACAGTACCCATTATCAATGATAATTTATATCTATTGAATGGTCTTCCTCTGTAAAACCCTGTTTCATTAGCAACAGGATCTTCAGGCAAATCGTAAAAGTTCTCAATTGTATATCGTTTGGTATTTACTTTAGATAGTTCATGTTCCGTTTTATAGTAACTCATGCTATCCATTTCCCATTTTGCTATACTTCCCTTACAATATTTGTCATAGATTTCTTTATATACTATGGCATTGTATTTATTGACCACTTCTTTGTCTTTTAGGAGCATAGTAATCTTCTCAATTTTCTTATCCAATGCTTTCTTAATTTTACCTTTATGTACTATATACGTTCCAAAATCTATTTGGATATAATCTAAATCTTCTTTCATCTCATTGTATTTATCTAAAAATACATCTAGTATATTGTCATTAATATAAAACCAATCACTTTTTAAACCATCGGGTAATTTGTCTTTAGGAACTAAATTAGGTTTCGTACATATTGCCTTATAAATATTATAATAGACTATTTCATCCTCGTATGTTTTAGAGATTAAACCACTTTCAATTAACATAGGAATGTTTGCTAGAGAAAATGAATTCTTTAATTCTACAATTGAATTAATATATTGATTCATTAAGTTAATTCTATTTCCAAAAGAATCTAAAGCACCACACTTAATTAAGTTTACTACCGCATTTTTTGCTAATTGTGTACCGCATTTTTCAATAAAATCTTCATAAGAATTAAATGGTCTATTGTTTAAAATAGTCTCAATATCTTCAGAACCAACTTCTGACAATGCTCTCAACCCGTATAATATTTTATTTTCATATATCGTAAATGCTTCCTTAGAATAGTTAATATTCGGAGAATCTACAATATCATTCATCTCTGAAACTGCCTTAGCAATCTTTCCATAGTTAGTAGTTTTACCTTCACCAATTGCTCCTGAATTTACAGTCAGGCAAGCACATTTCCAATACATGTGTCCATAAACATGGGCTAAATTCATTTCTTGGACTAAAATCCCAGTATATGGATTTGTATGATTTTTCGAAAAACTGTATCCCAAAGATGGGGTAATTTGTAAATCCCAAACATAATCTAAAAATATTCTTCTAGTTCCATTCTTTAAACCTTCTTCAAAGAAAAGTCTTTTGGAGTCTTCAATTGTTTTCTTACTTTTTTTGCTAATTCCTTTTCTTAATTTATTTGCATGTGTTAGACTAAAATTAACTATTTCTTTATCCATAGTTAATTCCATTACCACTTCTTGAGTGTCAGCAAGTCCGTATAAGGGTAATAAATGAGGTTCTAATATTTTTATTTCTTCTTCACTTAATCCATATTCCCTCATCTCTTGATACCATAAACTAATATTATTTTTGAACCTAACATACTTGTCTAATGGTTGCTCTCCCCCTTTATTAGCCAATCTCATTAAAGAGTTTCCTGTAACTAGTTCTAGAAAGTTTTGTGGGTGTATTTTACTTAATGCTTGTTTGCCAACTGATCCTTCATACTGAAAGGCATTCACAACATCACCATTATACAAAAGTTTCCACATTTCTTTATTTGTATAATCTATAACGTCAGGATGTAAATAGTAATTATAAGTATTTCTCAAACTTCCTTTCCATTCCATTTTTCCCTCTTCTACTAAAACATCCATACAAGTTCTCATACGATCTAATGATTCAATTGTTAGTGCATCAAATTTTAATCCTCCTGTATATTCGCTGTCACCTAAGTTCCAACAAGTAATGTCATCTCCATTGGGTGCTTTCATTAGGGAATTTTGTTCAATAAATCCATTGGGGAATATGATAATACCACTTGCATGAATACTTCTACCAACAATCAATCCTTCTAATTCTAGGGCCGTTTCTCTCAATTGAGGGTAATTCTCTAATAGATTTATTAGTTCTCTGATGGGTTTTCTTTCCTCTTCTTCATTTCCAAATAAACAATCATTTAAACTCCATTGTGCTCCTCTTTCAATTGGAATCATATCAGACATTGCTTGAATTTCATCGTAATTGTAGTTCAATCCTCTACCTGCAGTAAGGATAGCTAATTTTGGTTTCAGTGTTTTAAAAGTAGCTACATTTAAAGTATTTTCATATCCATATTTCTCTTTGATTGCCTTTAGGATATTTCCTCTTTGTGCTGCTTCTGTATCTACATCAATATCCGCAAGTTCTGGCTTACTGCTATGAATATGTCTCCAACTTGGTAAATTAAATGTAATTGGATTCATTTGAGTAATATCAATAAGATAAGCAAGATATAATCCAGTAACACTTCCTCTAGCAATTCCCACCAGACTTAGTTTCCACATTAAATCTACTAAATCTTTTGTTAAGCAATAATAACTACTCAGACGTTGATTAATTTTCTCACTTATTAACCAAAGTTGTTTTAATTCTTCCTCAATTCTATCCATATTTACTTTATCAAACTCTTGATTTTTATTTGTCATTCCTTCTTGAGTCAAGAACAACAAATACTTATCTACCAAATAATCACTATAGTAAAATTTCTTAATGTACTCATATTCGTTTGTGTAATTTTGCATTATATGTTTGTCATCAAAGTCAGGTATTTGAGTTGGAGGAACCACTGGATCTTGTGCTAAATCATAGAACTCAATTTTGTTAGCAATTTCTAAAGTATTGTTTGTCATTGCTTCAAAAGTTTGCTCACTAATATAATCTTTAAAATATCCCCAGACTTCTTCTTTGGTCATTACATAAGTAGATCCATAGAAGTCTGAAACCTCTCTTTCCCCATCTTTAGAGTTCAAAAAGGATTTGTGAATTTGTTTATGATTTATAGACAAATAATGAGAATCTGTAGTATAGATAACTTTAATATTGTATTTTTCTCCTAATTCAATTACAAATTTATTGTAATCAATTTGTTCCTGAGTTGATAGAGATGGTTGAATTTCTAAGTAGAAATCATCATTAAAAACATATTTACAAGCATTTAAAAAGCTATCTATGTCTTCCAATGCTTCCGGTTTGTTGGCCTGAAACTCTTTAAATTTCAAACCAACAAACCCTCCTAAACATGCGGTACTACCAATTACATGACCTTTATATTCAGCCATTACCTCCACTAACTGCTGTGTAGTTAAGGGGGTTCTTTCCATTCTTCCTGTCCTAAATGAGTTCATCCAAGCTAATGTTGACATTTTTCTTAGGGCAAGATGCCCTTCTCTTGACTTCGCGATGAGGATAAAATGAGGGAATTTAGTGACTCCAGAAGTGTAGTTATCTTTAACTTCTTCCAAACTATTGACGAGGTATATTTCATTACCAAGAGCAACTTTAAAGTTAGGATTTGTTTTTTGTAATTCTTTGTTGATTTTAATTGCTTCAATATGAGCTGAAAGACACTCATGATCGGTTATTGCAATTCCTTTTAAACCAATTTTTTCTGCATACTTAATCAAGTTTTTAGTTTTATTGGTACAATCTGGTAGGCGTAAATTCGACATCTCCGTATGTGAATGTGCTGAAAAATACAATTCTTCACCTTCTTAAAATCTAAATTTAACGACGCTTGGAGTATACATAAAATCCTCAATTATAATTTGGGGTGTAATTTTTCCATTGTATTCATTGATACTAAATTTTCCTATGATGGTCACATTTATAGCTTGGTGTTGTTTTATATCATTATATTTATCTTCATTTGTAAAAAATTTCATAAGGGCAATTCCATTATGGTTAATTTTTATGGTGTTTTTATTTTTACCCATTAACTCAATGTCTTTTGAATTTACTATTAGATTCTCTATTGCAAATAAAGGTTCATCTACTGAATTCCCCCATATGTTTTTATGTTTTGCAACTGACTCAATTAGGTTTTTATTTAATGTTTTCTCGTTAAATATTCCATCTACATCATAAATCAGAAAATTGGAGACTTGAATTTTACTTACAACTTCATATAGTTCATTGATTTTACTATTATGTATTGAGATTCCACAAGCGTTTGGGTGTCCTAAAGCATAATTAAACAACCCACTATCAATACACCATTTTCTAACATCTTTTATATCCTTTTTATCATATCCCCTAGCACTTCCTGCAAAATCCTCATCATGAGAACTAAGTAAGAAACATGGTCTTTGGTAGATATTAGTTAGTTTATTTGCTAATAGTCCAGTATAATTTTTTTCTGTCAGTCCTGTGGCATTAATAATTATAATTCCATTATTGAAAAGTTGATATTGGTCTACCTGATTCTTTGCAACTTCAACTGCTTCATCGACAAGTTTTTTCTGTTTTCTTTTGCATTTATTCCCTATTCTCACAACATAGTCTTGTAATGATAGTTCAACTTCCCCTTTTCCTCTAATTTTGTCTACATGTTTTTCATCAATATTAAGAAACGCCTTAAACATTAACTCCTTTTCTTCATATGTTCCATTTCTAATAAGTGCATTGATCATTGGAACAATATAAAAACCAATTCCAATGATACTTACTTCATTCTTCATATCATAAGCTTTTTCTTTAATTAGTGCTGATATGAATTTATTTTTATTTTGTTCTTTCTTAATTAATTCAATTCCTTTTAAAACTAAATATCTACTTTCTAGATTCCTTAAATCACTTACGTCTCCTATCATTCCTATTGTTAGTAAATCAAGATAATCATCCGCATAATTTAGATTTAATTTTTTATCAATATACTTTATAAATTTATATACTACACCAATTCCTGTCATAGCTTTATTTGTTACTTTTTGAGAGAGTTGATTATTTATTACTATTGCATTTTCACTGTATCTTTCACACCCATGATGATCAATAACTAAAATATCAATTCCCTTATTTTTGAAATATTTGTGTTCAGCGTAATCGTTACTAGATGCATCTGGTAAGATAATTAAGTTGCATCCACATTCAATTTTGTGGATTCTATTTAATGTGATTTCATCTAATCCGTGTGCCTTATCATCATGTACAATAAATATAATTGTAGATTTACTATTGAACTTTATAATTAAATGTGTAATATATTGATATATTGCGGAGGCACTTGTATATCCATCTGCATCACAATCCACGACAATTACAATAGCACTATCTTTTTTAATATGATATAGTAAATTTTCGTAACCTAATTCCATATGGTCATATAAGGATTCATCTTCTAAATGGGACACATTTGGATTAAGGAAATCATTTATATTTTCTATATCTCTATTTTTTAAGATTGTTTCTACAATATTACTGAAACCAATTGCACTCCCTTTTAAATTGTATTTAAAACTCATAATTACCTCGCTTTTATTATATATTTATATACAACCCGTATATATCTTTTTGTCCATAAGTCTCAACAATGTTTCTTTATTAATATCTGAGGGAGAAGCTTTAAAAGGTAATAGATTTTCCGTATCCCAAAGGATCGTAACTACACAATAAGGAGCCAGTTTATTAATTATTCTTTCTCTAATGTGTTTTGCCCACTTATTTGCTTCTTCGCTTTCTGCGTTTTGATACTGTTTGTCTAATGCAATAATAACTTCATTAACCTCTAGACTCAATATTAAGTCTCTTTGAAAATTACTAAAACTATTTCCACATAATGCTACTGTGAAGTTTTCTTCTCCAAACATAGTGTCACATTGTAAAACACTTTTTTCACTTTCTACCAACATTATTTTCCGCTTACGTTTAATGGTCTCTTTGTTTATGTTAATGCCGTATAAATTTTGACTTAATGGATGAGAATATATTACTTTTCTTATTTGAAAAGGAGAATATTTACCATATAGTTCAATCTCCTCTTCAATCATTAATCTAGCCCTTACCCCCATAAGCTGATTATTTATATTATAATGTGGCATTATTATTTTTTGTTGTAGTGTGCTATATAATATGCCGTACTTATACATAGATTCAATACTTATTCCTTCATTTATCCAATCCTTCCAATACATTTTTTGAAAAATATTTAAAATACTATTATCGTAAAAATCTTTTTGCTTATTTATATCTCCTTTCTTTTTTCTTTTGATGTTGTTTATAAAACTCCAATCATTTATCATTTCATTTTGTTTTCCAAAACCTTCAGTCAAAGTAGAAAAATTCAATTGAATGCAGATCCAATTGATTGCCTCAATAAAGGAATAATTCTTGTTTCTGCAAACCAATTCTATAATATCAAAACCATCTCCACAATCAGTAAAACAATGGAAAAATTTACTTTCTTTATAGTAATATAATTTGTGTTTTTCTCCATGATGACAAATTGTTTTGAAGATTAATGCCTCATCCGTGTCTATATAATCATCTGAACCCATTCTCCCTGCTAGTTTTATAATATCAAGATCATTAATTTTAGCTTTTAATTCTTGTGCATTTAACATAAACTGCACCTATTCTTCAAGTTTTATTTTATTAAATTCTTCAATGAGTTCTGTTGCACTACCTTCAATTTCGATTTTATCACAATTTCCAACATCATCTAATTGAAATTCTATGATAGTCTTCTTAATGTCAGAAATTAATTCGAAATCTACAGTGGTCACGAAACAGTCAATTTCTCTTACAGTTCCCATATTTATTTTTGTCCAAACAATAATATTTTTCCACTTTCCTCCTCTATTTTTAATTATATAGTACCCCATATTTGGCTCTGTATAAAACCCATTGTCTAATATTGGTTTTAGTTTTTGTAAATCTGCACTACTAGCAGGAAGTGCAAGGATGCCATAATCAGGTTTCTCTAAGATAGCTTTACTTCCTTTTAAGGCATTTCCATCCTTTTCTTCTTTCCAATTGGATGATAATTGTGTTGAACTTCCGAGAAATATTTCATATTTATTTGCTAGTTGTTTTAAAGCTGCAGAAAATAAAAATAAGATTTGGTCTGTTCTTAATTTTACTCCTGTTTTTTGACCGTAGTATGCATACAGACTTGGAGAATCGTTTATGTAATCAAAGAAACAATGGGTAATATTTTTATTAATAATATATTGTTCAATAGTTTCTTCAATAGTCTCAATAGTAAAGTCTGGTTGATATTCACCATAGAGCAAACTTTCTTTGACAATTTTCCCTGCTTCATAGATAATTATTTCTTCTTCTTGAGTAATATCTTTCCATTCTGTCAATCTGTCTTCGTCTATTCCCGAAATATGAGCCAATAAACATGTCTGCAATTCTTCTTTTGACAATTCTGTAGAAATAAATAATACTGGTGATTTTTGTCCTGTAGACAACCAAATGTGTTTATTCCAGTCAAACAATTTATCTGATGAAATATTACACGCTTCTGCCAAGGAGTTTCTAGTTTTTCCCCCACCACTTACTGAACTTCTAATCATACATTTCTTAGGTCTTAGCCCTCTAAAGATGGTGGTCATATATCCACTTTGCATAGGATATCCATAACTTGTATCTTGGTTTTTACAATCTTCAATTATATCCTCAATTCCATCACCTGCATGAAAATTGTAATTATCTCCAAAGTTTGTTTTCCAAAGATTTTTAAACTCATCAAATTTATTTAGGAACTTACCTAATACTTGTTTGCTATCCATTTGATTAAATGATGCTAACTTATATTCGTCGCTTTCGTCGTAAATGAAATTAATATCCATTTTTAGTTTTTCTATAGCCATTCTTAATATAGAAAACTTTCTAACAGTATCATAATACAGCCCAATATTTGAAATCTTGTCAAGAGTTTCTTCAATGGCTTTTTCGATGTATAATGAGCCATCATTATTTGTCCATAGAGCCAAAGCAGAAGGAAATTGGGATAATTCATTTTCTATTTCTAAAGAAGTAATTTTATCTACTGTGGATCGTTTTGCAATATTATAGATAGTTCCATAAACCATTCGATGAAATGTTTCTGAATAATCATTAGGGTTCGTTTCATATTTTTTATCTAAAATTAATCTTGGATTATTACAATAGACTCCTAATAAAAGAAAGATATTTCTTTTATCAACTAGGCCCAATACATCCATTAATCCACCTCCTCAATTAAATCACCAATATTAAATAAGAAACTATCCTTTTTAGCGTATACTTTATCTAAATTTACCTTTACTTCATTTACTGCTCCCTCTTGACTCGCGTTTTGTACACTATTGGTTATTTTCCCTTGTTGTAAAAAATAACTTTTAGATTTTTCATAATTATACTTAACTAATGCAATCCCATATTTAATCTCACTAAAAGATTTACATTCAATTGCTTTAATAAACCACAAACAATAAGTCATTCCACCATATGTATACCCTAATTGATCTTTGTACTCTTTTATTTGTTTCATTATCAAACCCGTAGGTTTTTCTATGTTTAAATACTCACAAATGGTTTTAATTAATAAATTATAATCCTGTGTACTTGTAATGATCTTATCATAACATTCTTTGCAATAAGACTTACCACTATGAATAAACTTCTCTTCTTTAGATATTTCTAATTCACAACTTTTACATTTTGATTTTCTTGCCAGTGTGCTCACCTTCCTTATATTAAGAAGAGGGAAGCTTTTGACACTTCCCTTATTAAATTCTATTCTAGAGTAGTTTATATTTAGTTGCTAACTCTTCTAATTTTATAACCACAACTTTAGCTACGTCAATTTGAGACTCTATTAAACTATCAAACATTTTTGGTGAACCGTCATTGTGAGTCCCTATAGTGGTTTTTAATATGTTGCTTGCCTCCTCTAAATATCCATTTTGTGCCAATAAACCACCCAGTTCACTACCTCTGATTTTAATTGTTTCAAAAGGTTGGTCTTCAGTAATTTCCATAAAAGTTTTTTCTTTAGTTAGATATTCTATATCTATTGACTCAAAACTTTTTTCCATTGCGTTTTTTAGTTCAGATACTTTTATAACATCTGGCAATCCAAAGCTATCTTTCAGCTCTTTGAATATACTTGTTTTCTTAAAAGTAATAATTCTTTCATCTGATGTCTCACTTTCTTTTTTAACTAAACCTACTAAAAAAGCCTCATGAAACATTTGAGCTTTCGTGACATCTTTCAATTTAGTTTCAACGGTAGTTTGTTTAGTAATAATATTTGTATTCGTGTAAGCTTGAGCTATAAAATGAACAGTAACTCCCATATTTCTCAATTCGGTTGTAACTCCCATTATACTATTTAAATATCTTTTCCCTTTACCAAAATTCAAATCTTCTATAATTTCTACTTCTTTATTAGCTGCTGTATACCTACTCGCCATCTCTTCAAATTTATCAGCAGTATCAAACACAACACAAGAAAATTTTTCTCGAATCGCTGGATTTTTAAACTGACTTACAATAGAAAACACTTCTGAGATATCTTTTACTCTTTGAGCCATAATCCCAGGGATTTTCTTATGTCTGTCTTCAAACATAACAAACAAAGGTTTTTTCCCATCTGGACTAATCTCTGTTAGATATTGATTCATACTAAATGTTTTTCCGTCCCCAGTTTCTCCAATCCAAACCATTGGATATTGGGTTAATTCTGTAGTTACCTTATTTTCCTCTAATGTTGCCAAATTAATCATTAATTATTAATCTCCTTTTTAATTCTATTTTATTATTTTTTGGAATAGCCCCACATTAAACAATGGGACTATTCATTTTAAGAATATTACTTTGTTGCAAAAGGATTGAATGGATTCGCTGTTTGGTTTGCTGTAGCCCCACCACTTGCAAAAGGATTACTTACGGAAGGAGTTGAATTTGTATTAGCAACTTTGGCAATTTCATTTTTTATTTTATCCAATTTCAATTTTCGTTTTGCAATGGCCTGTGCATATTCTGCTTCGTCTACTCCGTGTTCAATTGGCATTCCCAATGGATTACCACCTGTAATTTCTTTTCGACTTATTGTGGTGGTGACAACTCTTACATTATCTGCACCAAAAGCCATTTTTTCTACCGTTTCAATTGTTTCTTTAGTATTGACTATCTTACCAACAAGTTTAGCAAACCCACCTTCAAAAAATCCAGCACTCATAAACGGTTGCACAATTTCTTTAGGCACAATCAAATCTACGGGAATTATTGTCCCTTCATAACCCAACACATTAAGAGTAATTTTAACATTTCCTGTAGCTTCATTTTTCTTCATTTCTTCACCAATTTTATGAATGGTACCCTCAAGTTCAAATTTGGATTCCAATGGAGTTGTTTCAAGTTCTTTCTGAGATAATCTATTTGCAAAATTTGCTTTTATATCTGTATAGGTTTTAACCTCTCCATCTTTCCCTTTATAATCATTCACCGTAAGTTGCCCTGAACCTATTTGAACAACATCAGCCTCATTTGGAAATTGTTCCAGAGACTTATATTCATTCATTATAGTTACAATACCTTTAAAGAGAGAATTTTCCCCACTACCATCTTTTTTCATTTTCTTAGAAAAATAATTTATTTCATCTTCACTACCATCTGACGTTCTGAGTATTAAACTTCCTCCGATAGCTTGCTCTTTTTGACCTGTTGCATTACCATCTTTATCTTTAACATCTACTTCTTTAATAGTAAAATCTTTTTTAACGAGAACCCCTACGACAAACGCATTATTCGTTGTTTCTTTTAACATATGTATTAATTCCCTCTTTCAATATTTATTTTATTATTTATTGCACAAGATCTATTAAAATATATTAAAAGAAGGCGGTGGCTTGCTTCTCTTGACAGGTTTCCAACAGTTACCTTTGTTCTTCAACTGATCAATCCTTTCTTTTTAATCAATTATTGTTTCTTTCCTCTTACTAAGTATACCATACCACCCATGTCCATGTCAAATATATTTATTTCTTAATTCAAAATATCCTCAAACCAACCCAAATCCAAATAAAATAGCATTTTTATTCTGCTTCTTTTTTCAACCATTCTAATTCAACAGAAATGGCTTTATCATAATTATTAAAACTATTACCATCTCCTGTGGCGTAGTTTGTTTGAGACCAAGCACTTTCCTGATATGCAGTTTCAGAAACAATATACTTTGCCAACTCACTATCACTCATTGATCTAATTTTATCTCCATTTGTCATTATCGTTTCTCCTCCTTTCTAAATTAGCATGAAACAGTGGTATTATCGGGAATTAATAAAACATGGTCTTGTGATCCACTTACTATTGCAGTGAGGGCATACGTTATATTCACAATGATTTTCTTTGTGTATATTAGGTTCATCGAAATACTTCCTACATATTTCGCATAAATATGGAGTTTTTCTGATCATTATTAATTCACTTCCTTTCATTTAAGTATGAGTTTCATTCTAAGTAATTATTTATTTGCCTTTATCAAAATAATTGCTTAAAGATTCACCATACCATTCCCAATTATCTACTCCTCCATTTTCTAATGCAGTTAATATTTCATCTCTATGTATAAGTTCATCATATTCTTCTTTGGAAATGGTATTTTTAGTATTTTTAACTTTAATATTGTTACCTGTAATTGCATTAATTAATTCAGATACAGAGCTATTGATCTTAGATTTTACTTGGTTTTGAATATTTGAATATAAAACATTGTATAATTTATCAATCGTTTCAGATTTAATTTCATCAATAATATTTTCCTCTGCAAGATTAAATGCATTTGTCATATCTTTGTTAAATGTGGCTTCATATTTCTTTTTATATTCATCTTTAATTTCTGTAATTAGTTTATGATATACCTTTTCCTTAATTTCTGTTTTAATTTCATCTCTGATTTCATATTCATCTTTATATGTAAGAGATATCTTATTTTTTATTTCTGTTTTAACCTGATTAATTGCACTAGAGGTAATATCATCGAAAGTTGTTTCAGACATTTCTTTAATTACCCCTAACTTAATTCCCTCAAAAACCTCTTCAAAATCAAATTCAAATTTAAGTGCTGTACTCATTTTACTAAATCCTCCTTATTTAATAATTTTACACTATTTTGATATTTAACCAATGTTTTGGATGCATTATTATCATCTAAATATACTTCATAAGACTCTTCACACCACATTCCCTCACAAGAAGAATATCCAGAAGGTGTAACACAAGACTTATGTTCTCCATAATCGGTTTGATGACAATAATCACAAATCGTTTCATCATCGCACATTTCTTCAAATGATTTTAGTATCATATTTTTCTCCTTCGAATTTCTTTTTTCATTTCCAAAATTGATACCATTTCTTCTTATCTCTTTTTAAGTCTTTATTACAATTTCTTAATTCCTCTATTTGAATTCTCAATTCTGTTCTTTCCAGTTCTCGTTGCAATTCTTGAATTTGATTATCTATGTCATCTTTAATTTTATTTTTCTCTTGAACATTTTCATCTAATTGTAAAACTTTATCAGTATAATAAACAATATCTCCACAGTCTGTACCTTCTATTAGTTCAACTATATTGCCATTGAATTTCTCTCCAATATTTAACCTATAATTTATATCTTCTGATTCAAAATATGTTTCGTATGTAATTTCTTCGTTAGAAATAATATTTCCCCAATCTAATATTTCTATTTTATATTTTATCATTCTAATTGTGGGATGTTCAAATGGATTGTATGTTGTACAATAAAATGATTGATGCTCATAATTTAGTTTAACATTTTTACCTTTAACAATAGTCTTAATTTTAATCAATCCTTTCGAATCAGTTTTTTCTGGGACTACTTTTTACACTTGATTTAAATTTTATTGTGAATATACTCAATATTGCAGTTAATACAACATATGTCCAAAATCCATTAATATCAAATCCCATTAGATACTTATCAAGCAACAAAAGTTTAATTGGAGTTAATACAATTGCCACAAAAAATAGGATTATTGTAGTTAGACACCCTATTCCCAAAGGAATTGTTAAAACAGATGCCATCATAAGTAAACTAAATAAGTATCCAATAGCAATCATGAGTAAGGTTGTAATAATCATAGTCTTTGTATCAGATATTGATACATACTCTTTAAAATACTCGTTACCAACCCAAAATACTATGAATGTCAACATTGCGTTTAATATGTTTCTCATAATCTTATCTCCTTTTTGTTTTATAATAGTTTAAATGGTTAAATTTAATCTAAGTATTCTTCATAGTCTTCACAACCATCTTCTGCATTTACTGCAACTCCTTCACCTGTGCATTTAACACCACAATATGTATAGCAATTTTCATTAATGTTATTTCTGTGATAAGTATTATTACATGTTCTACATAAACATTGTAGGCAATTATCACCAAAGTCTACATAATACATATTTTCATCATTCCTCCTTTCCCAGAAAAGATTAATTTCGAAGGATATTGTGTTTTCTAAAAGCCTACTGTAGCAACACTTTCAGAAAACACAATATTGTATTTTACTTGATATTTTTAATATTTTCTATCTTAACAACTTAAATCCACCCTTAATTAACCATTCCTTTATTTCTCTTACCTCTTCAATATCTGTGTCTTCTGGAACTAAAATACTATTAATATGTGCATAGGTTGAAGAATCACCACTTCCCATATATTCATCTGATATAATTATGTAAAGCCAAATCTTATCATTAAAAATAATGAAATATTCTTTCGTGCTATCTGGTAAAGGCATATCGAAATCATAAGCATCTTCTTCTAAATCTACTTCATTATTAAGATAATAAATGAAATCTTCAACTTCTTCTGGTTCACTTCTATATGGATCTAAATCACTAAATTCCCTTCTGATTACTTTAAAATAATCAGGCTCTTTTCTTCCTGAATTAGATACAGAAATCATTTTGCCTTCTTTGTCTAACTCCTTATGTTTATACCATACAGCACCTTTGCCATTATATTTAGTTATTTTCATGCTTTGTTTTCCTTCTTTCATTTTCATCTTCTACAATTTTATAAAACTCACTTGCTTTTAATTCAATAAATCCTTCTGGATTTTCAAAATTATACTCACTCTTAAAAGAACAATATACTTTATCTTCAATAGCAAATAATCTACTTTGTGTTTCACCATAAACATTAAAATATAGCATTAACATTGGTTTATGTAATGGTTGTACTCCTTTCTCTTTGAGGATGTCTTTCCACGCTTTGCCTATTTTAGATTTTGCTTTAAATGCTCTTAAACCATTTTCTAGTTCTTTATTAAGCAGTTTACCAAAGTCTTCAATATCTTTTTCAGTTGGGATAATGTAAAAAGTATCTTTAGTTGAAGCATATTCTTTTGTGTTAATTTTATTATTGATTAAAAACTCATGGGAAATTTCCCTCATAACTTTATCACTTGCAATATAATCCATATATTCTTTATGTAATGGTGATTGTTTAGTTACTTCATAATAATTTTCCATTATTCAATCTCCTCTACTTCGACATCATTAATTTGATCTTCGTTCTTAACTATTATATTTATTGATTTATCAAAGTCCTTTGACCACCAAGGAGCTTTGCCATTGACCATTGTGTTTCCATAACCTTCAATAAACCCTTCGCCTGTTCTAGCTCTTACTTGAGCAATATGTTCAGCGTGTTCTTCCAGTGTATGAAAACCATAAAAACAACTTCTAAAATCATCCATCCACTCTTCATTGATGATAGTTTCATCAAACTCAATTATGTATTCATCAATTCTTGTTACTGTAGTTTTAAATCTTTTCATTATTTAACCTCCTTCATATTACTAATTTTACAAATCTCTTTATCCTGAATCCTATAATATATATAAGTTAAATAGGGTTTGCCATTACCCATTTTCCCTGTAAACTCTTTCTTCTTTTCTTCATCTGATAAAGGAGTACCACATAATTCTTTGATGACTTTAATATATTCTTCTTTTTGATTAAAATAAATATGATTTAATTTATGTTTAACTCTTTTATGTTCACCACTCCAACCCCAAGAAATATCACATAAACTACTATAACTATATATCCCACTATCTTCGCATTCACTACTAATCCAGTCATCAAGGGTTACATAAATATTATTATCATTATTCAAATGATAATCAATGCAATATTGTACCAACTTTTTAATAGTTTTATAAGAGTATTTCTTTTTAGACTTATATTTCTCATATAAATTATATATCGGAGTGATAACGATTCTAATAGGAAATAAAATTATATTAATTATTTTGCCTTTTATTTTTTGAATCTGTTTTCTCATTTTATATGTAATAATTATTTTTCACACCTTTCATTCTCCAATCAAACAGATTTTTTAATTGACGGTCAATTTACCGGATATAATACAATTGCATTTACACCATTTTCTACTAAATCTTCTTCTCCATATCCTGCTTCAATATATTCTTTTGTTAATTCTCTAATTCCTACTATTCCTGACCACGTTGATTCTGCTTCATAACTTGCTTCTTCATAACTGGATAATGGAGAATACCTATTACCTTCTGAATCCTTGGACATAATTACAATATCATTATCATCAAATTCCATTAGTATTTCCTTTAATTCTTTAACTGTCATTTTACACTACACCTTTCTTATAATCATTAATAAACTCAATCGCTTCTTCCTCAGTACAATGACATTTGCTATATATGCTCATTAAATTTCTTTTCCAAGATTCATCACTACACATTTCCCATTGATAAGGAGTTTCTTCTAGACAGTAATGACAAGATCCGTTCATTCCATCAACCTTACCAAATTCTTTACAGGAAATATGATTATGGTCTGGTGGATTATATTTGTGATTATAACTGTGAAAACATGTTTCACAAGTTAAACCATAATCATTTGAGGAGCAATTCTTTAAGTCATAATCCACAGGACATTTGAATTTCATGTTTATCTCCTTTCTCATGAAAATTAAGGTGCAATATATTTATATTACAATTATATACTACACCTTAAACAAAATCAAGTAAAATATCAAATCGAAAATACCGTACCTTAAATTAACTCAACAGTAATCCTAATCTGATGAACAAATAAATATTCTAAATAATCACTTCTAAATTTATCATTGTAATCAGATGCTTCATCGATAGAATTAAACTTTTTTGCTCTCATAGGATCTGTGATTAATATTACACTTTTAGTATTTTGATTGACAAATGCCTTGCCATCTTTGTTTCCTAGAACATAAAATGTGTCGATATAACCGTTTAATATTCTTCTCATAATATCACTGTCTCCTTTCATATTGGGATACAGTAAATATTATTTGTAAGTTACATATTAATTATACATAGTTTATAAAACTTCACAAAAAGACTTTAATTCATATAAAGAATAAATTTGAGAATGACACTTGAAATCTTTAGAATTATTATCTGTCAATTCAATTTCTAACATATAACTATCTTTAATAATCTCTGAGTTAGAAGGAATAATTACAGTTTCATCTCCATTTTCAAAATATTGTAGATTATCAAATTCAGGTACTTCAACGTTATAGTCTATTAAAGTTCCTCTGTCTGCCAGTCCCCAACCTCGATAATATATTTCTTTATCCCACATGCTTTCAATATTAATTATTTTTACTTTATTACCTATTTTCATATTATTTCTCCTTCATTATAATGAATTTCCAAACTATAAGCATTTGATACACATTGAACACAATTAGTATGATCTTCACATTTTTGTCTCCAACATTTAATAGGTAAACATTCTTCAATAAATTTATCTACTTCATATTGTTCTCCATAAATACTAATCATTTATTTTAACTCCTTTCATTATCAGTTAAAAGTCAGATTTTATCTGTTAATCATTTAATATCCAATCAGATTTCATAAACCCGTCACTATAAATACTAAATCCGTCCAACCCTTCCCATCGTATAATCCAACTATCTTCTTCTAAAATATCATACACTTGTTCTTCCCACTCATAATCAAAGTCTGCCATTTTTCTTGTTTGATTATGCCATAAACAAGGTTTTGGTTCGTTGTACTCTACTTCATATTCAACAATATTTTCTTTTCCACTATTAATTGTAGTAATATATTGTAACGGTTTTAATTTATAATATTCAATTGCCTCATCTTCCGAATCAAATATTTTAAAATCAAATCCAAAACCATTATCATAACTAAAGAATTCTATAACCCATCCATTTTCCATACCTTTTTCATATTTGGTTGCTTTAATAAAATTAGGTATAGAATGATATGTTTTTGCTTTTTCTTCAAATAATGTAGTCATAATATTTTCTCCTTTCTAATTGTCAATTAAATTATTCACTTCGTTGGTTTATTTATAAGTATCTCTAAATCTTTAGAAAGTTTTTCATAATCATATCCAAAATCATCATAATAAAGATTCAACTTACTCCTCTGTCCTCTAATTGCAAATTCTGGACAATCTTCAGTTGTGGACGCATACTACAAATATCTCCTATGCATTCACGTTTATCTCTTTTACACCAATTCATATTACTCATCCTCATCTTCATACTTACAAAAATCTTCTGCACTTTCAGTAAGTTCTCTAAAGATATCTTCAAAGGGTATTCCCCATCTGAAACAATCTTGTTCATATGGTGCATCGTTTAACATCATTTTTACAAAGTATTCAGCAAATTCTTGTCTTTTACCACGTTTAATTTTTGCAAATGGACTTTCTCCATCTTCACCTATGTTTTCTGGACTATTATGAAATAACCATACTAAATCTTTTAGACTTATTTCCATTTTAAGTTTATCATTAGTAATTTTAAATTTTAGTAAGAAATCATTAAATTCTTTCATTTTCTTTACACATCCTTATTATTTTACCCCTATCTTTCTTCGCATTCGTTTTCGAATGCACAACCATTACATAACCAAACTTTACAGTTTTCACAAAAACAAGATTCTGATGTTAGGGTATTACCACAAATATCACACTGAAAATCATTTGGATCGTTCATTTTGTTTCTCCTTTCTTTTATCAATTAACTGCTCTTTTGATTTTGTTTATTTTTCCCAAGGTTCTGGTTCTGTTTTCTCAAAATCTTTAACTTTCTTTGCTGAAGGAAATATTCCAACTACCTCATTTTTATTTAAAAATAAAGGTTCCGTGCCACCTTCGCACAATTCAAACTCAATAGAATCTATTTCACTTCCTCTAACATTCGCGACTATTTTCATATCTTTACAAATCACTTTCTGCCATGCTCCACTTTTAAACCAAATAATATATTCTTTATTTTCCATTTTATTTATCCTCCTTTTATTTTACTTTAAAATGCAATTTTAAGTTAATTAATAACTTCTATCTTTATTTTCTTTCCGTAAAACCTTCTGCATATCTCATCTATTTCAAGATTACCTACTATGTATTTATTACCCCAATCTGAGTATTTATGATGTAATTCTCCTTCATAGAAAGTGTCTAAGTATGGCAAGATTAGTTTACTTTCAATATAATTATAAAAGGTATCTGAAGCAATGTCTTTTTTATTATCAAAAGTGTAATATGGATCATCATCATTAATTTCATGTCCATTAGGCAAACTACCCTGTAGTCCAATTTGAATTAATTTACTTATCCATCCATCGCAATTATCCACTCTTAACTCTGCATAACTTTTTGTAATATCTAATTTGTATTTTTTCTTTAGATTAAATAAAGCTTCTTGATAATTTAAATCTATGATATCTTGTTCATTTATACATTCTGATTCATGCTTTATGCAATCATATTTTTTCTCAAATTCTTCTTCACATTTTTCGCATTTAAAAACTTCTTTAGGCATTTAATACTTCCTTTCAATTGTTCTTTTTATTCTATTTTGAAACTGCTCTAACTACTCCCCATTTTTCGCCTACTACAATATCTTCATAAGATTTTACTTTAAATACTTTCCAATCATCATCTTGTGTAATTTCTCCATTATGATTTTGATATGAACTTTTTATTCCCATGACGAACGTATCCTCATCATAATTACAATCTTTACTATTTTGACATACATATTCTAAACCACATTGACATGTAATTCTATTGTGCGATTTATCATAATCATCAAGATTAAGCAATAGGACAATGTCTCCTATGTATAAATCATTCCCATCTACATCTGTTAAGCCTGATGGCTTACCAACTTCTCCTTGAAAACACTCACCTGATTTTAAAATCATAGTTATCACTCTTTCTTATTTTATTTTTACTTTCCTATAAACCCATAATTTCGATTGAGTTACTCCATTCTTTCTAATGTAAGAGTTGTATTAAGTCCAGCCATTCTTGGAGAATTAATATTTATGCCATCTTCAACCATGTGTTGCAATCTTAGTTCTGCCCATTTATAATCTTCAGTGTTAATAGCATCATAAAACCCCTGTTCACTGAGATAAATAAATTTCATATCAGTGAATCTATTTAATAAACTAAATGCAATTTTGACTAATTTACTTTCATGTTGATAGATTCTAAGCAAGTCCCATAATTCATATGTAAAAGTATTGTCTTTCATAGATTGCTCCTTTCTACTAAAGTTATATTAATTTTATTTGTCTATTATTGCTTCCAATATTTCTTTTGCATAACCATTATTCCATTGTTCTTTTAAACTTTCTAAAACAATATTGAAAGGTTTATAACTTCCATCTATGTATTTAATCTCGACTTTACACTTTTTGAATTTTTCTTCAATCTCATCCACAATAATTACCTCCACTTCATTTTTGTCATATACACAATCATATTCAATTAGTGATCCATCTCTCATAAACTTTAGAGCATCGTACTTTACATGCCCGTTTCTTATTGATTTGTATAATTTACTAATGTTTTGATAATCTTTATCGCCTTCTGATTCTGCAAATACTTGACCACCATTTCCGTAGCATATCCACCAAGGATATGTCTCACTACCCTCATGTTCTATAAGAACTCCCTGTTCTCCCTCACTATTTTCTAATATCATGAATTCTTCTAATTTAGGTTTTTTCATAATTAATACCTTCTTTCTTATATTTATTTTATAAAATACCGCAAAAGTTAAATTTTAAACCAACATTTTATTAGTACATAAATTTCTTTATTCTTCTAATCTTTTTTGTAATTCAGTCAATTGTTTCTGTAATTCAGTTTTTGACACAATATCTTTATAATATTCACACCTACTTGTAATAACAAATGGTAAACCAAGCATATTTATATCTCTAATCTTATGCTCGACATCAACAGCATAGGGGGCGTAATCTACATAAATCAGTTATATCACATTTTATACAATCCATTTATTACCTCCATAAAATAAATTAATTAATCTTGGATTTGCTTTTATTCATCTTCTTCATTTATATCTAAATAATATTCTGTTTTAACTTCTTTTCTCTGTACGAGTTTTATAATTCTACCTAAATACTTATCATTTATTGTAAAATAGAAATCTTCATAATCTTCTTCAATAGTTATTTCAAAATCCTCCAATTCATAATCATTTGCTTTAATATTCAAAATTACAGATTCTTTCAAGTCCTCAAGAGTTATCCGTCTTTGTTCAATATCATAATATTTTTCATCAATTATCTGCCCAACAATATTTTTATATATGGTATTTTTGATATGTTTCATAACAGTAGAAATATTATTTAAACCAAATGGATGTTCATTTTTAATAAAATCTATTCCTATTTCTTCGTAAGTATCAGATAGAGTAAAAAGATTTGAGAGTTGTTGTAATAATAATTTTCTTTGTGTTAAAAATATCCGCATAGAAAATGTTCCGGAACCACCTCCTCGTTTATATCCTGCGTCACCTAAAAATGGCCTCATAGCACATAATCTATAATGAAAACTCACATCTTCTTCAAAATAATGATCTAAATCAGATTTAAATTCATATAATTGCTGTTTTTCTATTGAGCGAAAATGATTATATATTTCACTAATGAAATTTATGTAATCCATAATATTTAATTCTTCTGATGTATACAATTTACTATCTGGTAAATCCTTTAATTCACTATTATAATCTATAGATATTTCAAGTTCATATCCTTTATCTATAGATTCTTTAATAGTTTTAAGGATATCATTTAATTCTATGTCTTTTTTATTCATTTTAAATCTCCTTTATTAACCTTCGTTTATATAATCCTTCTTTCCTTTAAATCTACTTCCATAACTCCCATAATTTTTCATACATTTCAGGCGTAACTCCCTTGGATTTCAAGTAATAAAAAGCATCTAATATATTTCTATCATTTGGGAGATTAAATGGATATAAAGGTATTTCTTCTAAGTTAATTAGTTCTAATTCATTTTCTTCCCAGAAAGCATTTCCTGATTCCTGAGCTTTATAATCATCGAATCTAATCTCATATGGACAATCAATATCCCCATTTGTTTCTGGAATATAATCAATAAAAATAATCGTACCTATTTTACCAATTAAATAACTTGGTTCAATATCACATATTGTAGCTTCGTCTCTTATATTTTTGACTCTTACCCTATCTTTTTCTTTGAATTTCAATTTAATCATCCACCCTTCAATTATCCAAGGAAATTGGTAATTGATTTTATTATTAATCTTTATGAACGCTTAATAAACCACTTTCACAATCATTATATCTTGGGCAAGAATCTTCTGTACAAACTTCAGAAGCACATTTAACTTGATTATCTTCTATCCATACCCTAACCACATAGAATTTAGATTCTGTACGTGCAAAACTCATTTTTATTTTACTCCTTTCTATTCCTATAAAGTCGATATTTTAACGGTTTTCACAAGCGTACAAACCGCCTATGACTTGATTCTCATTTTGATAATTTGGGTAAAATTATTGTTTTCTTGAATATCTGTTCAAAATTCCATTCATATAGTTTCTATTAAACCACTTATTATATCTCTTAGGTAATTTAGTATATTTACCTTCACAATCCAATTCGTATCCATCATAGGCAACATTACATGAGTCACAATAATATACTGCTCTAACCTCTCCTGTCTTTCCATTTTCAGTTTTAAGACTATTGTCTGTGAATTGAAGTTTGCAACCACATGTACAGTTCATGATTATTTTCCTCCCATTTATTAAATTAAATTGAGCAAGCACCCAGTTTTATTATTAATCACACTGTTTGGGATTCAGTTTTTTATTGTGACTGGATCTGTTTTTCAACCCCACGCTCAATTCATCTTTTCTAATTATTACTTTATATATTGCATGAGAAATTCCTCAGAAACCATTTTTACTCCGTCTTTCTCAGCTTTCACTGCCTTGCCACTCTTAGACATATCGCCACCACAAATTAACATATCCAAACTTTTCTTGTAACCACTTTCTACAATTGCTCCAATTTCTTCAAGTTTGATTTTTAATTCTGCCTTCTTCATTGAAAATACTCCAGATGGGTACACATGAGCACCCTTAAACGGATTATCTGTCACATTTAACACTTCCTTCTTTTCTTCTTTTTTAAACTCAACATAATCCATTAGTTCACTAATCACATTATTATGCTGAGGTTTACTAAAATAATCATGGACTGATTGAGCAGTAATATCTCCAAAGTCAACAATCTTACTAAAATTATAATCACTCTCAACTGCCTCAAACAATTTATTAATGTCATTGTTAAAATGTTGTGTTAGTGTCTTGGCTCCTCCAATGCCCACATTTTTTATACCAAGGGAAAAGAGGAAATTCTCCATTTTAACAGTTTTTGATTTTTCAATGGATTGAATTAATTTATTGTAGCTTTTTGTGCCCCACCCTTCTAATTTAACAATCTTGTTTTTATGTTGTTCAAGTTTATAAATATCAGCAAATGTTTTTAAGAATCCTTTATTGATAAACAGTTCAATTCCTGCATCTGAAAACCCATGAATATTCATACCAATTTTTGAGCAATAGTGAACAAATTTGTTAACTAATTGAGCAGGACAATCTTCGTTATCACAGAATAGAAATCTTGCTTCTTTCGGTGCTCTTATTACAAGTTCCCCTCCACACGATGGACATTTCATATCAATTTTATATGTTCCAGAACGTGTAAGATTATCTTCAACTTGAGGTATAACTCCGTTTGCACGATATACTGTAATTTTATCACCCACACCTAATTGTAATTTTTCAAAAATATCATAGTTGTGTAAACTAGCTCTTGTATTTATTGCTCCATCCAAATCGACTTCTTCATATATAGCTGTTACAGATGCTATTCCAGTTCTTGTTGTATTTAACTCAACATGCTTAAATATTGTCTCAAAACTATCATCATTCCACTTCATCGCATAAAGGTTTTTGGTGTGATGTCCCGTAAAGCCTTGTGCTTTACCATATGCAATATTATCAAATTCAATAATTAAACCGTCCGTAAGATACGGAAGATTTTTTAATCTGCTTTGAAAATTATTAATTTGATGGTCTATAAACTCAGTGATTATCAATTCGTGCTCAACAACTTGGAATCCTAAATCTCTAAGAAATTCAAATTGTAAACACTTTTCTTTAAACTCCTTATCACACTTAACAATTCCAAAACTAATAAAGATTAAATTTCTTTTCTTAGTTATATTGGAGTCAAGTTGCCTTACTGATCCTGATGCCAGATTTCTTGGACTTTCATAAGTCTCTTTCCCTTGAACAATTAATTCCTCATTAATTCTTTCAAAGTCTTTATAAGTTACTAAACCTTCTCCTCTAATTTCTAAATATCCTTTATAATCAATTGTGAGTGGAATATTGGTGAATGTTTTTACAGTATGTGTTACATCTTCACCTTCTGTACCACCACCTCTGGTTACTGCCTGTATAAATTTTCCTTCATTATATCTTAAAACTAGCGTCAATCCATCTAATTTCCAAGACAAAACACAATCTTGATTACTCATAAATTTTATTACATCGTTAATATCTTTAGATTTTTCAGCAGATAACATTGGTTCTGTATGTTGTACTTTTTTTAATGAATCTAAAATTGATCCCTGTACTTTTTGTGTTGGTGATGAGGATAATATGTAGTTTGTTTTCAATTCTAAAGCTGTTAGCTCATCGTACATTGAGTCGTAAATTTTGTCTGACATGATTGGGTTATCTTTGACATAGTAAGCTTCACAAGCCACATTTAGTTCTTTAACAAGTTCTTTAATTCTGTTTATATTTTCCATTAATATATCTCCTTCTTTCTAATAAAATTAGACCTCATTTGCTCCTATACATATAATACCATACAAACAAGGTCGTTGTCAAATAATTTTATTTATTGATTTACAAAATCCATCCTACTCCTCGGTATCCTCTTCATCATCTATCATAGAAGCAATATATTCATCAAAAGCATCAAGAAATTTAAACTCAACATCCGTCAATCCTTCATTATTATCTACTTTGTCATATAACTCATCGGCAATCTCAAATACCATATCCATAAGATTACTGAACGCTTGATAACCCTTATCTTCTTGTAAATTTTCTTTAATAATTTCACTCATGCTCATTTTGTATTACCTCTTTCTTTATTTTATCAAACCAATTCTACACTTACATTTAATATTATTTGTTCGGTCCAATTGTGATCACATTCATGACATGCTAAACCTAAGTTTATTGGGATGTTTATATCTGGATAACTCAAATAATTTTCCCATAGATATGATTCTCCGCATTCAGGGCATGTAACATTTATTTGCAATCCTGAAAGATAGAATCTTTTAACTTCTATCTCGCCTTCAGGTTGACCCAATATTTCTAAAGACATTTATTTTCACTTCCTTTCTGCTTAATTACTTAACAATCTTCTTACTCAAACATTTTCTACCATCCCTAAATCCCATCACAAATCCTAATTTTTATTAACCCATATTCATAAACATCCCTCCTTCTATTATCAGTCCAATACACACTAATAAAATCTCCATCTTTACAATACCTGCTATTCTCAAACTCAGCTATTTGATTCTTGCCCCATAGTAATCCTTCTAATCCACATTTGCCAGTTTCATGATCGGTTAATATGTCCTTTTCTCCTAATATTAATTGTCTAAGATGCTTTTTCTTATTTGCAATCGCTAATAATATTACATATTCATTAGATTTGCTAAATTCATGTTTCCAAAAATATATTCCTATTGTCTGATTGTTTTTAAGTTTGTGCGTTTTGTAAAGACCATAAATATGTTTGTCTCCATCGAATTTTATTCTTTCAAAGTCATCCATATAATCTCCTTTCACTTAGGATAAACTCACAAACTTATTTGATAACTAGACATATTGAAAATCATTTGCAAATCTTTATCTCTTTTATAAATACATTCTTTCTTATAATAGCAATCAAAACAAACCCATGACTTTCCTTCTTTTTTCTCGTAATCTTCGCATATTTGATCTCCATTTGAAGCATCTTGTCTTAATTCCCACATTGGATAATCATATTTATTCATTGTTGTACTCCTTTCGTAACTTGGTATAAATCTTCTCTTCCTAGTATCTCAATGATCAATCGTAATCTTCCCTAACTTAGTGCAATGTTCACATCGACAAATTTTCCATCTATAGTAGTCCTCTGCTCTCATTAAACAATAATAAGGTTCTTTAGAATCATGATTCATATTATTAAACATATGCCCATTTTTATGATTCAATTGTTTCTTCCTATTTACAAAATCTCTAAAACTTTGTCTCGCCTCAGAATCAGTTTCAAATTGATTATAAGTATAATGATTAAACCAATTGCAACACCAAGTTTCATCTTCTACAAATTCATATTCAGCATTCTTAAATACAACTCCATTATGTTTTGCTAATATTCCAAGTTTAAACTCTTGTAATTCATCTTCTAATTGCTCTGCTGATGGATTTTCTTTGTACATAATTGAATATCCTGTGCCATTGTTTTCAAAATCATCTTGATCCCAAGTTGCATAAAATTTGTAGATTGGAAATTTATTTTCCATCATTTAATTACCAACCCCTTCCACATTATAATCTCCATATTCCATAGTCTCATCTGACAAACATTTCTTGGTAACTGGATAACCCAACTCCTTTAATAAATGAATCCAATCTTGATTAGAAATTCTATGTTCTTCACGTACAAAATCTTCACCTAGATTTACTTGCAACACTTCCCAGTCACCAGACTCACAAGTTATTAATTCTATTAGTGGTTTAATACTCATTTATTTATCCTCCATTTCGCTATGGCTTATTAACCTAATAATTCCATTCTTATCATTCTTCTCCTAAAACTTAAAAAATTCCTTATATGAATAGAAAACATACTTATCTGGACTATCTTGGCTATAGCGTTCTGCGTAATGGATTAATATCATTTATTATTCCTCCTTGTTTATTTCTTGAAATAATTTAATTAAATCGTCTCTTAAAGAACAAACATTAATATTGTCTATCAAATTGCCTCCATCAAATCCGTTATAAGTCCCATCCATATATTCCATCAATATTTCTTCAATCTTTTCCTTAATAATATTTGGTGGTTTTATTAACTCTTCATCAGTTTTTATATCCTTTCCATCAATATCTAATTTACAATTTGGACAACAGAAATAACACTCGTTTTTATTGTCTTCAATAGATGTAATATTTTCACTTTCATCATAGTGTTTTATAGTTTCTTTATCCCATGATTTTGCATCTTCATATTTATCGCACTCTGGGCATCTATACTGTTTCACATAACTCATTATCATCTACCTCCATTTAATCTCTAATTTTAAACAAATACACTATCCCATTCCTAATACTCATACCATTCTCTAAAGAATATTGAATTATTGCATCTTCATTTCCCCTCATAAACTCAAATACTTCTTCCTCATCTTCAAACCAATATTCTGCATCTTGCCAATTATAAGGATTTAATTTAATCATTTTCCTTTCCACCATTCTTAGCATGATAAACAATCACTTTGTCTAAAGCGCACTTATAATGATTTAATTCCTTTTCTAATTGCGAAATCTTATCAGGCAAAGAGCATTTTAATTTATTCTGATCTACTGCAAAAACAAAAGCATCGAGTACATTACAAAATCCACAATTATTTGAAAAATATGATAAACCGCAGCTCTCTTTAATACATTTCATTATTTTATCATCTCCATTTTATTATTCCATTCTAAAGTAAGTGTCACAGTATTTGCATACCCAATAAGCAAAATCAACAGTCTTTTCAAATTCAATTATTTTTGAACTGCATAATGGGCAAGTATCACTCCATAGAATATCATGTTGATGTTCATTAAGTTCATATGTTAAGATTAATCTACTCATTTTTATCACTCCATTTCTTTGTATAATAATTTATAACTTGGATATATTAATCTTGTCAACTAAATTCGCTTGTCCTACATTAAACCTTGCCTTCTGGGTGAGGTCTTTTTTAATTAGAAATATTACAATAATCCACTTCTAACTGCATCATCATATCCACTACTAACATATTCTGGTTCTTTTCTAATTACTGTTTTACTTGCACCAAATCCACAATAAGGACAAATATTATTATCAAAAGCATATTTCGATTCTTGATCAATACGCGAACTACATTCTGGACATATTTTAAATTGGACTAACTTAAATTCCTTCATTGTTTTATTTCTCCAATTCTTTATTTCTCTTGTTAATTTCTTCATATCTTTTTATCCTTGCCAAAATATCTTCAGGTAAATATCCTTCTGTTCTAAAATAATTTCCTAGCATATCTTTAGCACATACGTTATCGTAGTTTTTACAAATAATAAGATATTCACAGTCATCATGGATATATTCACAATAATCTCTTTCCATTCTTTCATAGCATTCTTTATTTGGCTTAAAATCAAGAGGTTCTTTCCCTTTACAATTTTCTTAACACCATGTATAGCAAGATGAATTATTATCTAATTTATATGTTGATTTACACGTTCTACATTTACAATCAAGACAATTCTCACTTAAATTTTTCAATTCCATTTTAAACACACTTCCTTCCTTTTGAATGTCCAGTATAACCATTTGGATTCTCTTCAAGCCATCGATACGCAATAAATACATTTACTGATACAATAATTAATACAGCAAACATAGTCGCACACTCCTTATCAAATCACATTAAACACAACTTGCTCATAACCTAAAACTAAAATCAATTCCTCTATCACTTCTTGCAAATTAATCATAGCATCATCAAACAATTTCTTATCTTTTCCAATTGCATTAACAACATTTTGCTGTGCTTGGGCAGATAATATTTGAGTATCACTAGGACTAAATTGATCAAATAGAAACATTGTATTTCCATCTATAATTCTTGAGTTCTGCATATTTTGTTCAATGTAAATAAGTTGAATTCGATTCTTTGGGATGTTTATGTAAACTTTTCCATCTTCTATTTTTAATACTTTTATGTATTCAAGACTATTGATTCCAATTCCAAAATTATATTCAAAGTTCAATGTAATTTCTCTTAATATGAATTTATCAAAGAATTTATCTTTATTAGTTATCTTGCTGAAATAATTATATTTGCCTTTTAATGAAGTGATTTCACCTACTTTTCTCAACTCATTTTGGATTATAGTTGGATTTTGCATCTTTTTTAGTTCTGCTGTTCTATTTTGTTCTTTGGTAAAATCTCTTAGTTGCAATTGTTCATTTGATATAGGTTTTGGTATAGAAAAATTATGATATTTACAGTATATATTTGTTGCAAATAATGCTCCCAATATTGCCAAAGCAATAATTGGCTTTTTCATTCAACTCACTTCCTAAATTTTATTTTATAATTTGATTAATCATTGTTAGGCATAGGCCCACGATGTAACTTAACCCAATCAGGTTTATATCTCTCTAACAATTTAAACATATTGTCTCTACCTACACCATTTGCGGTATGAAGAAATATTTGTTTAGGATAAATACTAGGATCATAATTTCCTAATTCAACGAGCCATTTACATAAGTCATAACCTGTCTCAGCGTCTACCTCGCCAAGATCATGGTCGAGAGATAATGTATTAACATCATTGCTTAATAGTAATAAACGACATTCTAGAGCATTCCTTGCTAAAGTAAAGTATTCAGGGCAAGGTCTAAGATCATCAAGGTATAAGTTAATCATTGGTAGTATTCTCCTTTTGATTTGGCTCATAAAGAACTAGATAATTATTCAAACATTTGTCATTTAACTCAGAATCATATTCACAACAATTTTGTGCGTTTGTGTGCTTACAACCAAAACACCCTTTGGTATTTGTGTTTAATATATTAGGGAAATTATCAATTATTGCTGATTTAATAATTCCCTTTTTAAAAGATTTAGTGCCATTTATAGACTTTTCTAATGTATTCTCTACCCAATCCCTATCTCCTACATATTCGATAATTCTTAACACTCTTAATTTATCTTTATCCATTATCTTGCCAACTCCTTTCTAACAATTTCACTAGCAATTTTACCATCATAAGTACCACCATAAGAATTTTTTAATACAGACATAACTTTTCCCATTTGCACTTCTGAATTAATATCTTTCAATGCTTCAATGATATCTCTAACAACATTTTCTAACTCCTCTCTGCTCATCTTTTGAGGTAAATATTTACTCAAAACTTTAATCTCAGAAATAACATTGCTTGTATCCTTATTATTTTTCAAAAGAATTGTTTGAATCTCATTTGCATTTTTAATAAATTTCTCAATGACTTGCAATACTTCTTGGTCTGTAGATTCTCTATTTCCAAAGTTTTTTCCTACCATGGATGCTTCAGAATACAGAGTTGTTAATAATGTTGCTGTATCAGTTTGTCGTGCCTTACGAGCGATAAGAGCGTCTGATTTAATTTGATTGATTAACATATTTGTTGCCTTCTTTCTTTCTTTATTGAATTAATTATATTATTCCTTAACTACTTCGTATTCACCTTTGTATAACATCAACTCGTCACCCTCGCCATCATCAATATAAATATTACCATTTTCTTGCTCATTAGTTACCTCAAAAATACTTCCGATATGTCTACTAATATCACTTGCACCATCCTCTAATGGAAAATTTTTAATAATTCTTATTTTCATAATATAATTTTCTCCTTTCATCATTTAAATCTAAAATTCGTTGTATTGTTTTTCAAATATGACTATTCCATTTCGGAGCACTTTATTTATAAACCATTTTCCTACATACTGTTTCCAACCTTCTCCATGAACTTCTACACCATCCTTATAGATATTTTCACTTCTAACCTCTCCCTGCTCAACAAAATATTTTCCATTATCATGAGCAAAATAATTGACTATATCACCTATTTTTAATGTTGTTACGTCAAATAATATATCTTCTTTATTTTCCATATAATCCTCTATTTCAATGGATTTGTTATTGTCAATCATTATTTTCACACCAACTTTTTACAAGTCCAATTTTATGAATCGTTGCTAACTTTGCAACATTGATATGTAATGGTTTGCGTACTTCTAAAGCATCAGAAACTTCTTCATATTCTAAAAAATCTTCATCATAAAAATTATTATATGGATCTTCTTCACCATAATCCCATTCATTTGTTTCTTTCCACACTATAAATGCCTTTTGGTGTAGATCGTGATTGTTGTCATATTTTGATATATATGATTTATCAATCATAAAATTTTCAGGAACAATCTTAAATGTTTTAATAAATTTAATTAAGCAATTTTCACACATTTCTGCTTTCCAAGGATTATTATTATCAAATAAACTATCATAACCAAATGAAAAATTAAGTTGCTGAATTGAGTTTATTTTTTCTTGTTCAACTGGTTCCCCACAGCAATTACAAATCACACCAACTACACTATGCTCAATTATTGTAATTTCTTTTCTTTCAGTAATAATCATATTTTTCTTCACTCTCTTCTCTCTTAATTTAGTTTGTCCCTTAAAGTATTTATACGAACTAAGATTGAAAATTCAGTGGGTTAAGAATATTTAATTTTTGTCTTATTTTATGTATTAATAATAAATACTTTTATCCCAAAAGCAATAATATAACATCCCATTATCCTCATAAGAAATTCTAAAATCCCTCTTCTCTAATTTTCTTTTCCTTAGCATCTCCCTTTCTAATGCTTCAGTTTTAGCAATTCTATCTTTAAGATTACGAAATTCTAAACCAATCATTGCATTATAATCATTTTTCACTGGAAAGTCTGTGATACTTGATATAGTTGCCATATTAAATTCCTTCTTTCTAATTTTATTTTTATATTTATATTTAGTAATTTGTTCACATGATATGCTAGTTTTCTAAAATTGTTACTGTAGCATATCCAACACCGAAATCAATCGATTTTTTACTCGGTTTGCTACTATGAAAATCTCCCAGAAACAAATCCACTCTATTCCCAATTATTCCTGAGCCAGTGTCTACTGTTGTGTAATTGCCTGAATATTTCTTATGTTTGGGGTCTATAAATGTCAATCTTACTTCTTTGTTCAATGGAATTACTCTAGGATCAACCGATATAAATCTAGCCCCAGTATTTTCCCATGACTTATTTTTTAAGTTTGTACCATTTTTTGTGATACCAAAACCACTTTCTCCTCTTGATTTTGTGCAAGATTGGATAGATAAATCATAACTAGTCACTTTAAATATGGGTTTATCTTCTTCATTGGTCGCCTCTTTCTTAGTAGGAGTTACTATGTATTGCTTTCTTAGTTCTTTTAATATATTTACATTTGCACCACTTCCTAAATAATTATTGATATGGTTAGTATTATTTATATTTTTATTTACAACATGATTTCCATTTGTACTGCTTACGAGAATAAATACACTAACAAAAGCAGCGAATAATTTAGTGTGTTTTAGTGGATTTTTCCTCATTACTTAACTCGCTTTCTTATTATATTTTATTAATCATATTGTTTTATGTATTATTGAGATATTTGCAACAATACCTCAATATTCAAGCATTTTAAGTTTTCTCCAATTTGTCTATCGCATCCTGCCAACTACCGAATTTATCTATAAATACAATAGCCATTGGAAATTTCATATCTTTATTGCTTGGAATTCTACCTAATTTTTCTTTCTTCTTTTTTAAGATTTTAATAAGTTCTTTTTTAGTATATTCTGCTATAATAACTTTTTCAAGTTTATTAAAAGTCCCAAAGTATTCTTTGATTAATCCTTCAGGATAAATAGCAAATATTTCATCTTTGTCTAATACTCTTTCCTTTTCTGCAAATAATTCCTTTAAGTGAGATATAACTGATTCTTTGGAATTCTTTTCAAAATTAACATCTTTATAAATATCTTCGATTAATCCTGCTTTCATTAAAGATTTTTCCCATGAACCAAATCTACTGCTATAAATAGCACTACTTGGTGTTTTCATATCAACCCCTTTTGGGATTCTATTTAACTCTTTTGATTTTTCTTGAAGAATATAAATCAATTCGTCATCTGAATATTTTCTATGGACAAAATCAGCATATTCATTAGTTTGATATTGTTTGCTTGCCCATTCCTTTAATTCTGGATATACTTCACCTAAACAAATATACATGCTGGAATCATATATATTTTTAAGCATTCCAACTAATTTATATTCCTCAAATACCTCTCTGGTTACTTTTACCTTAATATCATCAATAGACCAATTTAAAATATCCTTGAAAACATATTTTAGAATTTTCTCAGCAGTTTTGGAAGCAGTAACTCCGTCCCAAAATCCACTTGGATATGATCTTAAAGAACCATCTTTTACTAACTGATAAACTTCTATATCATCCATTTCGAATGTATCAGTTGATCTTCCTTTGAATACCATGATTATATTCACATCCCTTATAAATGTTGTTTAACTAGTGTTTTTACCACATTCAATGAATCAATACAAATCTCTTTACTTTTGTCACTCATTAACATGCCGTCTATTTTCACATCTTCTCTTCCTAGTAATACTACCATATTATTGATTAAAATACCAATATCTTCTGAATTTACATCAATGATATTAGATTCAATTGACTCATCTGTTTCAATTTTATCATCTTTTAAAAATTCATCAATTGTAATACCTAAAAATCCACACAATTTCACTAAATAACCTAAATCATTAACTTGTTTAATCTCAGACTTCTTAGATGTTTCATTAATCCAATTCCCTGATATTCCTACAGCTCTGCCAAATTCCTGATAGTCCTTAAAAGCCAATCGTTCTTTATATAATCTAATCTTTTCTCCTACGTTCATATAAATCCTCCTTATTGAAATTTACCGTCAATATATTTTGCTCCATCACTTTTACGAGATAGTTTACTAAATACTGCAACAGTGCTTTTACAAGAAAAAATTAATACATCTGAATCAATCCAAGCATCTATATCATTTTCGATTTTATTAAGAACCCAATCCTCTGGATTATTTTGAATATCAGATAAATACTCAATACCCC